GTCACGTGCTGATGAGTCTATCAAGAAATTCTTCCCTACTGAAGAAGCACAGAAAGACTATCATGAAAAAGTCCAAGAAGCTCTCGATAAAGGTTTAGGCGATGTAATTGATGAAGACGAAGATTTAGCTCAGTATATTATGATGTCACCAAATGGTGCCAAGATAATGTATGAACTTGCAACTAATATTGATGCCGTAAAAGATTTGTTTGAGAACACTTCAAAGTGGGATAAACAATTTAAGATACGTGCACTAGAACAAAAACTAATGACTGCTCCAGCTCCAGTTCAGCCGGAAGAAGCAACACCAAATATCACATCTCCTGAGGTTGAAAAGAAAGAAGTAGTTAAGAAAGAAACAAAACCAATCGGTAGACCAGGAACAGGTGAAAGTCACTCACTAAACGATGTGTTCAGTAATGATGACGCCATCTTGAACTACTTAAGAAAACATTAATTTATAAAGGATTATTATTATGGCTAATGAATTTTCAGTTAATGACCGTGTCAAGCTAATTGCAGGTGAAGTTTACGAAAACGTTCCTTATGTTAAGAAAGCAGTTTCTTATATGTCTCAGGAACAGACAAAAGATAAGAAAAATGGACAGACTTTCAGAATTTATATTCCAGATCCAGGTAAGACCATTGATGGTATCGTAGCAGATCCAGATGGCATCAACGAACGTGAAGTAGAAGTCACATTGACTGCTGCAAACAACTCATGTACAGTTAACCTATGGGATCGTTTAACAAACATCGAAGACTTCACTAAGGAAATTGCAAAACCTCGTGGTTTGAACTTAGGTCGTTCTATCGAAAAGAAATGTATTGAAAATACTGTTTTCAACGCTGCACAGGCTGTTGTAGGTTCCGCAGACCCAGCAACTTTGGCAAAAGCATCTACTATGTTGGATGAAGTTGACGCAGTTGGTACACGTGTAGCTTTCTTGAAGCCAACAACTGAAGGAAAGATTACATCTAACGTTAAGTTCTATCAGGGTGACGAAATCCAGAAGAACATTTATAAGAATGCATACATCGGTGAATTCGCAGGTGCATCTGTCATTCGTGAATCTCTAATGCCAGTTGTACAGGGTGATGGCTCTTCTGCAACTGTATCTTTCACACCAGTATCTGGTGAAGGTTCTAAGTCAGCAACAGTTATCGGTTTCGAACCACTTGTTTCTGCAACAGGACTAAAGAAAGGTCAGCCATACAAGATTGACGGACTAAAGATTGTTAACCTAAACGGTGTACAGACAGATCAGGACTTCGTAATCATCCCAACAGCTGATGACAAGTTCCCAGAAATTCGTATCACAGTTGACGGTGAAGCATACAACAACCCTAACGCATGGGTAGCAACAGGTGTCACAGGTGGAGATGCAGAAAACATGCTAACCTCTGGTAAAGATTACTATGTTGGTCAAATCCGTACCGAAGATGCAGTTGGTTTCGATACCTATAGATTCGACAGAATCCCAGGCACTGAAGAAACTACTGAAGATGTAAAAAACATTCGTATCAAATGTTCAATCGGAGGCGACAACATCAAGGGTGAATCTTCTGTTGTATTCCGTGCTCCATATGCAGTCACACTTCCTGAACAGCGTAAGGCAGTAGTTGCTTATTTTGAAAAATAAGTTAAACTAGAAAGTGTCTCCTTCTTCAATAGAATTCTAGGCTTGCGCCTAGAATTCTATTTTATTTGGATGATATTTTAAGATTAGGGTTGACAAGTAATATAAAAATTATTATTTTTATTGAAAAAGGAGTACATTATGAATAAACGTAAAGAATATAAGAAAGCTTGGTATCAAGCACACAAAGAACAAGAGAAAATTAAGCAGAAAGCTTGGAGAGAAGCACATAGAGACTATCAGAAAGCTTGGATAGCTTCGCATAAAGACTATCAAAAAGCTTGGATAGCTTCGCATAAAGAGAAGTGGAACGACTATCAGAACGCTTGGAAAGCTTCGCATAAAGAGCAGTATAGAGACTATCAGAACGCTTGGAGAGCTTCGCATAAAGAGCAGTATAGAGACTATCAGAAAGACTATCAGAACGACTATCGGAAAGCTGACTTAAATTCACTAGGTGAGACGAAGAATAGCATACGAGGTAAATCAAATAATTATCTTAAAAAATATGGACACAAGATAGCCGGCTATCAAATACATCATTGCTGCACATACGCTGAACCATATAAATTCATATATTGTTCGAAAGAAATGCATCGCTTAATTCACTCATATTTGCGACAACATAACATCGATGCAGACAGTGACCATTATCAATTTATCAAACATCTATTGGATGACAGTGTAGTAAAATACAACATCGAATAAAATAAAAAAGACACTCGTTTGAGTGTCTTTATTTGGAGGAATTTAATCAAATAGTTTTCTACTTAACTCATGCGCTCTAACACGAACATTGCCTTTCGAAACTAGATCTTCGACAAATGTTAAAGCAAATGAGTCAGCTAAGTCAGGTGAATGTCCAATGTTTAATTTTATATCTACCTTAGGAATTAATGCAACTCTATTAGAATTATTCAAGATGTATCGTGTGGCTTCAAGTTCTTCACGTAATTCATCATTGAAACCAACTAAACCTTCTTGAGATATGTATTTCTGTGCATTAAAATACATTTCAGTTCTTTTATTTGCATACTGAGTTAACTTTGGTGATGAGCCAAATGGAACCTCAATCACTGGTAATTTTTTATCATTTAAACGTTCAACTACACCACGTCCATAAGCACTATCTATTGCAATGAAACATAATTTATCGCTGCTATATTTTGCAATTAAACATTCAACGTAGTGCACTATATCTTTATCACTACATATTTGCTTCTTGAATATATCGATAATTTCATTGCCTCTACGAGTGCATATACAGTTATAGTCAACGCCTGCACCTGACATATCGATGCCTATTGCATACAAATCATTTTTGTTCCATACATTTGTAGTAAATAAGTCTTTTGTGAATAGTGCACCTTGAGTAGCATCATCGATAATTTCACCATAAAGTTCCTGTTTGAGTAATGCTTGATCTGGAGTAGATTGTTTCATTAACTCAATCTGTTCCTCAGTGATGAAACTATTATCTAATGTAGTTGCACGAATTATATCAATTTTATCTGCATTTTGTTTTATATAACCATTGAACCAACCACCAGCTTTTGGTGTACTCATCATGTAAATGTGTGGTGTAATGTTGGTACCACGCATACAGAATGTTAACACTGAAAGAAGCGTAGGACTTGCCAAAGCAACTTCATCTAAGATAACTGTAGAAATTTCAGTTGAACCTCTACATCTATCTTCATTTTCGTAGCTCATCCCATAAATCACACCTTTTTTGTAGGTGATTTTTTGTACTGAGTCACTATATTTGTATTGACCTGGTATAACTTCATCTAAACGTCTTCTAATTTCAGTCATCAGGTTTTCACGTAATGCCTGACTTGTTTGAGCAAATACAATTATGCGTTGTTCTTTAAGCAAAGAAAGCAATGCAACAAATGAGGCTACTACGCTCTTTCCTGCGCCTCGCCCTGCTAATAATACTGTTGTGTTTGCTGTAGATTTTATAAACTGTTTTTGATGAGGTAGTAATTTATATTTAATTTGCATCTACATCCTCAAAAATAATTTCTACAGTTTTGTCTTCCTTTACTGCCGCATCGACTGATTGTTCAATCTTTTCTGACCAATCATCTTTATAACGTCTTTTAAGAATTTCAAGATGGTTCATACGGCCATCACGATAATAACGTGCTGTTATATAATCTTCAATCTTTTGACGCATCATAATTAACCACTCTACCATTTGGTCAAGTAGTTCTTTTGTCTTCTCTGCTAAAGTATTAGTTGACTGAAAAGACCAATGTGACCATAACTTTTCAGCAGGTCTTTTTGATTGAAGTGACTTTGGTAGATAACACTGAATATCTCGCATGAAGTTAGCAACTGAACCATAAGATGGAGGAGTTGAAGAAGCA